AAATGAGAAAAAGAGAGAGTGTCAAAGTAACCCAATGAAGAAAGGCGAGAGAGAAAAAGACATAGGCAATCTACTATATAGGAAACACATTGTCAATTCAATTCGGTTTGACTGTTAGTGTAAAAATTTTTCCTTGATATTTTTATCTCTTTACAAATTAGAATCGTTAACTTATCTTGCATATAAAGTATATTGTGTTGCATATATGAAATGGAGATTAAGTTATGTCAAGATCAAATAATAGAATTCGCAATCCTGGTAAAACGGTAAATGAGATTCAACCTATTGTCAACGACCCTGTTGATCCTACCTCAGAGCCTATTACAGCCGATATCGTGATTAAAGATGAACCTATTGTCGAGGAAGTTAGTTTAGAGCCTCCAGTAGCCACTCCTGTTGTTAAAAACACCATAAGTATTGATCCTGACATAGTGGTTATCCCTATCGAACCAAAGAAGATTGTCCAGAATTTAGGTATGATAGGGGATAAGATGGTGCAGCAGATTTACGATATGTTTAAGGAAGAGGAAACAGATACTGAGTTGTTTGAATATCTAAAGTTAAATGCAGCTAAAGTGGTAAATAGAATCAGTCCTGCTGATCTGTTGTTCTGGAAAGCAGTGTTGAAAAGATTAGATAAGATTATTGATAATAAGTAACTGTTCTTTGTTATGTTAGTCACTGTTTATAGGACAGAATATACGCTGAATCCTTTTAAGAAAAGTGTGTATGCTATCCTTAACTATATGCCTTCTGTCTTATTTGAAGAAGGTGAGACTGCCGGATTGGGAATTGAACCGAAGGTAATTGACAATCCCTTTGTTCCTGGTGAGTATTACCAAACTACCAACAATAAAATAGTCAATTGTTTGACTGTTGATTATAAAAACGCCTATTTCGGGCAGTTTAAGGTAGAACTGGCTTTTCCTAAAAGGATTGACAATTACGCCGGTAAAGGTTACGGACCATCGGTTAAACATCTAAAGGTATTGCTTGGGGATAGAGTTACTCCTACGAAGATGCACTTTTTCGCTTTGGTCATGTTCCCGAACAGTAAACAATTCGCAAATCCGGATGAAGCACTAAAGATTATATTTAAAGATATGCTTGAAAAGCACATGATTAGAAGTAGTTGTTTAAATGATCAGTATATCGAACGTATTTTCAAGCAACAATGGTTAAGAAATGTTAAAGAAACTCCTATGGGAAAGTATATTATGTCAAGTTTACAAGCATCACTAAAAAGTCTGGGAATCAGTTATGGCTCGGTTTTGAGCTATTACCAGAAATTAGCTGATCAGGATGAGGATAAAAAGGCTTCTTTTATGGCTACTAAAGAGCTTGAAAGGTTGGTCAAAGAAGGGGAATACGAAGAAAAGAAAATTAAAGATCTTAATGAGTTATCTGAATCTTCTTCCTCTGATGGGTTTGAGGTCGCAAAAAGAATTGGTGATGGCGATACAGGGGAAGGGAAGTATGACGTTCCTGATGATATGCAGAAAGCTATTATGGAAGCATCTGATGAACTTGACGACCTTGGAGATGAATATGTCAACCAGGGAATGACGATGGAAGAAGCGGTAGTAATTGAAGAAAACGATAAAACAAATAATTAAAAGGGTAAAATGATGAAAAAAATAATGATTTTTATTCTGATGCTGATGGCTGTTATGGCTTTTGCACAGAGAACTTATGTAAAATCCGGAACTTATCTGGATATGGACACTGTGACCATTACCAGCGTGGGTAATGTTTCCGGAAGTTATTCGCATGTTGGCTATGATTCGATTAAATATTGGATCGCCGCCAGTGATAGTGTCGCTGTTTATGTTGATAGAATTTCTATGGATCCTTCGTTGGCAAATACCGCTAAGGGTTCATGGGCTTTGGTTGATTCACTTAAAGGCACAACTAATAATGGAACTACAACCGGTTTTGGTAATTTAGTATTAAGCGCAAATTGGCTAACAACTACAGGGGTTACCGGGTGGAACTATGGATATCGTTTGAGATTCTTATTGGCAGGTAACGCAGCATTAGGCGGCACCTATAAATTTGGATGGCTTTGTAAAAAACCATAGTTGAACAGGTAAAAATGACTCCTTTTGTAAAAAAATATGGGTACAATGATAACAAATACTTAGGCATAGTTAGGTTTGCGTTTGACTTTATTTCTGGTATGAATCCCAAATTTGGGATCGCTCCCATGCACGTGGACCTACTTAGAACTTTCCTAAACGATAAACCCGGGAATATCAACCTTAATAGGTTGTTCTGTTATCTTACTTTCCGTGACGCAGCCAAAACTACCTGGTTTGGTGTCGTTGTACCCTCTTATTTTGCCTGTATGAACGGAGATATATGGTGGGGCAAATATAACCTGCCACCTATTCAATACAATGTCATAAAAGGTAAGAATGCTCCTGCTGCCGAAAGAACCTTCAAAAGAGTCGTAACCAACCTCATGTCGCCTAAAATTACTAACGTGTTCGGTCAAATGGTTCCTACTATCAAGAATGTGAAAGACAAGAATGGAACAGCTAATAGTAAACTCCTTGTTACCAGAGATAATAGGTTTATTCTCGAAGCGCTTTCCATCGGGAAAATGATTCGTGGCGCCAATATGTTTGATATGCGACCACAGTATATCTGTTTCGATGATCCGGAAAATAAAGAGAATACCAGAACTGAAGAAAGACGTAAAGTAAACTATGAAGATTTGATTAGTGAAACTATTCCTGCTATGGATACCTTTGACGGCAGACTGGTTTATATCTGTAACTTTGTGCATCAGGACTGTATAGGAGCTAATCTTCTCAAAAATCCAAGTTGGATTCGTAGACTTTATGCGCTTAGCTATCACGATAAAAATGGTGTTGAAAAAGCTACATGGGAAAAAAGATTCCCAATGCCAATAATCAATGAAAGAAAATTATTCTTTAGAAATAACCAGGCAAAAGGGGGCTTGAAAACTTATTATATGGAATATTATAATAAGATTATTTCCGATTCTTCTCCGGTTTATAAGACTGATTTTGAATGGAAATATGTTAGAAAGAATAATATGAACTTTATTGTCCGTAATGGAGAATATAAAAATATTTATATCACTATTGGCTATGACCCTGCTCAATCAGAAAAAAGTCAAAGTTCTGATTCGGCTATTGTTGTTTGCGCTATGGATAGCGATGGTAATAAATATGTTCTTGATTGGTTTTTGGGAAAACTGGATTTACACGATAAATATGAAGAAAAACTAATACCAATTTATCCGTTTGCTGTTACGCCTGCGGACTTAGAGGGAGTGTGGAAAAGGGGTGGTATTGAGGAAGTTTGTAGGTATATCGTTAAATATGATGCTGATGCCTTCAGTGTTGAAACTGCTTCACAGCAAAGAGGAATATATAACGATATTAGAGATAGATTGGATAGAGTTACTCCTGATTTTATGGCAAGTAAAGGATTAAAAGGCAGGTCGTTGAGAAGCGTTATAGGGGAACCCTTTACTCCTCATATTGATAAACAACAAAAACTTGCTGCAAGCGTTATGAAAGATTTTGAATGTGGATTATTTACGGTCCTTAACCCAAGACCGGAGTTAAGAATTGCGGTAGAAACTTTTCCTGATTCAAAACTTGATATTCTTGACGGACTTTATCTGGCTGACAGAATTTTGACTATGCCTAATAAAGTTATATATAATCCGCTTGTTAGAAATTTACAACCTAAAATAATCGATGCACCACAATACAAATCTGAGGAGGCTTGGATTGTTCAATAACAAAAGAGGAAATAATGGCTGAATGGTCAAAAGAAATAGCGGCTGAGAATTTTAAAATATTTAAAGATTATCGCGATTACCGCGAAAAATGGTTTAAGGACGCTATAAAATATAATAATTTCAGAAGAGGATTCCATTTTTCTAAAACGGAGCAAGACGATATTATAGCACAGAGACAAGCGCCTATTCCTATAAACGTTACGACCGCTATCTGTGAAACCGCGGAAGCTTTATTGACCTCATCTGATCCTATTATAAGCGTTATGCCGGCAAGATTTATCGGTGATGAACAGAGGAAAATTGCTCAGGCAGTTGCTTATAAATATGAATCAGCCTTAAAATCTACATGGTATAATAGTCTTGGCTCATATACTTATGATCAGGTGGTCCAAGATTATAATAATGTTGGTAGAGGCTTGATGTATATTGTTCCGAAGTTCCAAAATGGTGAATTTACGGTTGACATGAAGCATGTTTCGTTTAGAGACTTTTATCCTGATCCTAATTCGCGAGACCCGCATTATAGGGATTCGGAGAATATGATACTTAGTTACGTTACCGGTAAAATGCAAGCATACAGATTTTTGAAAATGTATGATCCGGAAATGGAGTGGAAAAATTACGAAACAGATTTCGTTGCCAATAACGCCATGTTAACAGATTTAGCTATTGATGGCGAGGAAGATAAATATATTACCAGGGGATTATCTAAAGAGAAAAGAATCAGAATTATTATTAGAATGACACTCGAAGATCAAATGATATATTATTGCACTCCGATACAGACGGCTCCTACCCCTGAAATATTCCAGCAAAGTATTGAAACTTATTGGCAATACCAAGGTCAAAATTGGTTTGAAATTCCGGAAGAGGTTAAAACTCTCGCACAACAGGGATTGCTTGAGATACAACAGAAAAAAGGTTTGTTTCTACATGAATATATTTCGGTAGGTAATTATGGTATAAAGCGTGCTTATCCAATTGACTGTTTTAATATAGTCCCATTTGTCTACGACCACAACGAACATCCTTATCCTTTAGGCAGAGTGCATTACATTTATCCTCTTCAAAGAGCTTTAAATAAATGTCTTATGATTGCGATCCTAAATGCTTCTTTAAGCAACAACATGAAATGGGTTGCAGAAGATAAGAGTTTAGTAAATGTTGATAACTGGATTAATAACCAGTCAAAACCCGGCTCTATACTTTATTACAGAAAAATAAGTCCGGAAACTGTTCCACCTATACCGGTTCAACCACTTCCATTATCAGATACCTTTTTGCAGTTCCCAAGGTATCTACAATACACAATGGAATATGTTTCCGGTATAACCGGTGTTTTGATGGGTAGCGCCAATGAAAGCACTCCCGACGTATTTAGAACCGTTGCAGCTATGCAAAATGCCGGAGGAGAAAGGATAAAGAGAAGATTGAGAAATCTTGACGCTTCTCTGTCTGTAGTTGGTGAAGTTATTGCTAAGTTCTATAAAGAGTATGCCCCGGCAAATGGAGAAATGACTTGGATAGAAGGACTTAATAAAGTTAAATCTGAAATGTATAACCAGTTACAGGCAAATTCGCAGGACCCAACAAAGGTTGAGATGGTTCCGGAAACAGATTTAGGCGTTGGATTTAGAAGTTTAAGATTCGTTTCAACCAGCAACCAAGGTTATGAAAACGCTAATATGGCGCAGATGTTGACCTTGCTTGCTACTCAGTTGTCGGTTCCTGAGATTGTTCCTGTTATTTTAAAGAAACTCAATATACCCGAAACAGAAGAAATATTGGAAGCTATGGACGTTAAGAAGCAATCTCAAATGACAATAGAGCAACTACAGCAAAGAGTTCAACAACTGGAAGGTATTTCACAGAAACAGGCAGGGGAGATTGAAACTAAATCTCAAGAATTGAGTATATCTGATTTTGAGAAAAAACTGACGCGCTCACTTGAAGGTTTTAAAACTAAGTTTAAAGACGATCTCAGCGCGAGAAAAGGAATAGATGATTTATTAAATGTATTTAATCCAAATAATAATATACAGGAAAAAGAAAATGCAGGACAGTAATGTATCACAAACAACAGTTGCCGAAGTCGTTCAGGGTAATGAGATTCCTCAGCCGGAAACGAAACAGGAACCAGAAAGTGGTAAAAAATTAACCGGACTGGAGAGACTAATCAATGAAGCAAAGAATATTCAGATCGGACCAGCTAAAAATCAAGTTGAAAGTAAAGTGGAAGATCAAGAACCAACCCCAAAGGTTGAAGAAATTCCTTCACCAGCCGAAACTCCTGAAGAACCTAAGACGGATGATAAATCGCTTTTAGAAAGCGGTGAACCAAATATACCATTTAAAAAATGGGAAGAAATGACACAGCCCGAAGTGATTGAGAAAGCTAAAAAATTTCAATCAGCGGCGGATAAAGCAAAATCGGAGTTAACAAAATTGCAGAAGGGATTAGCCGAAAGGGATAATATTCTCCAAACAATTTATAAAGACCCAATAAATGCTTTTAAACAAATTGCGCCTGAACTATCAGATGTCCTCGATCTACAACAGCCTATTCCGGCTACCTTACAAAGATGGCAGGAAAGTGTTCTAAAACCTGAACTGAAACAGATGTTCCCCAATTTAGTTGATGATGATTGGCAGCCTGATCAGAGCGAATTGTTTATACCAGGTTCACCAACAAATTATTTCTTTACTCATTCAGAGGATAAGAGAAGAGAATTGGAACAAAGACAGAATATGTCGGTTCAGCAAAGACAGCAGTCCGAACAAATAAACCACGAAATGGAACAGATTGTCGTAGAACGTAATCTAGAAGATAAAAAATATATTATGGAAACATTCGGATTCAATGACGAACAAATGATGGCTTACGCAAAACGATTTGATGAAATGACAGCTAAGATTGATCCCAATGATCCGTACCCTGCAACCTATCCGTTCAGAGTACAAAATCTTATGAAGGCTGCGTTCTTTGATGAGTTAAGCGATATTAAAGTTCAGAAGGCAGTTAATGAAGCAGTTAATAGGTTACATCAAGAGTATAAGATGAAGGGAATGACACTCCCTCAAAAGCAGATGCCGGTAGATGTAACAAAAATAAACACACAGACAGTTCAAACACCGCAACCCACGATGAGACCAAATAACGGTACAATTATGAATCAAGTTATAAATCAAGCTTCAACAATTAAATAGAGGTTAAAATGGCAACAGAAGACTTAGGAGTAGAATCCGTTGGCACAGCTAATCAGATAATTGGCGGCAAAGTTTTTGCAAATGAAAATTATCAGGAAAGGCTAAGAAAGTACGGTGAAGGTGGAAAAATCTTCAATTTTATGACAATGTTCGAGAAAGACGAACTGTCAATTTTAAGAGTTATTTCCGAAAAGTTCGGTGTTGTAGGTTCCGGCGACGTAAAGGATTTCAAACTGATAACCAATCAGGACTATGAACTTCCTATGAAATTCGCTGTTCTCGCAACTTCAGAGGATATCTCTACAATGGTTACATCAAAAGTAAAAATGACTAATGACAACGCTTCATCGCTGCATACAAATCATTTACTTAAAATTGTAGCTAAAGAAAACACGTCCGGCGCGACAGGTATTTATATGGCGGCTACCGGCGCGACAGCATCCACAACTTTTAGTTCAACCAACAATCTTGGTGAAATTACCAGGGTTGTTAAGATTGATCCGGAAGATACTGCCGGTGTTGGTTACACTTATGTAACGCTGAAAAGAATGTACCCGATTGATTCTCCAGCCGCCGCAATCGTCCCTATCATTGTTACTATGGAATTGCTTATTGTCGGTAACGTAAGCATCGAAAATGGGCTGAATAATCCTCCAATAAATAAAAATATTGAAGGAGATTACAACTACATCCAAACAAGTAGAGAAAGTTTTGGAGTAAGTTCACACGTTAAGTCGGGCATACAGACTTACCTTAATATGGACCCACTCAATAGGGGTTATTTAATGGCTCAGAACAGACTGATGAGAACAGTCGAAAATTCAATCATCGAAGGTAGAAGAGCGGTGAAAAAGAAAGGCGGCTTGACAGAGTATCATACCGGCGGTTTGGCTGAGTATATTCCGTCAGCTAACTACATTGATGTAGGCACAACTTACGGTATAACGACACCCGACAATATGAGAGCTTTAATTAGCGACATATCTTCAAGAGTTGGTTCAACCGTAAACGAACTTTGTCACTTCTGTACAAGAGATTATCTGCTTAAACTTGACAACGCCTATGAAAGCAAAGTTGTTTGGCAGAAAGCAGAAGCAGAATCAATTCGTTATGAATTGAAAGTCAAAGAGTTCTTGGATCATTCAAGCAATACGCGACACCTATTCTTCCCTGCAAGGGTTCTTGATATCCTTGGTTATACTAACTCTGCGTTTGTTCTGAACTTAACTGATAAGTATCAGTGTTTCCAGATTGCGGAGAAAGAATCGTTTAGCGAAAAAACAGGACTTGAACCTACTGCGCAGTATTCTGATATGAGAGAAATTTACGGAATGTGGGGAATGATCAGAAGATTACCTGAGACACATTTCTTTGTTCACAACCTATTATAGGAGAAAATAAAATGGGTTTGCAAAATGTTGTAAAAATGGAATCTCTTGGTAATTCATCTTATACAAGAGAAGGAGATATGTATCAGGAATATCACGAGCAGGATTTGGGTTCAGAGGGAACTGTTACTACGCAGTTTGATGTAGTAATTGGAGCGATACCAATTCAGAATAGTTCATCCGCTGCCACAACTGCTCTCACTAATTGCGCTGTTACTACCACTGATGGTGTAAAGACAATCGAAGCAACTGGCACTGCAACAGCATTCTTCTTAGTTGGTTATTTTAAAGCTGTGGAGGGTTAATAACCTATGGCAACAAAATATTTAAGAATTGCTCCAAAAAGCGGTTTAAGCTGTGTTGATAATATTGCTGCATCTACACAAAATATTAGAAAAAATTGGGTGATGCACAATTTTAAAATAGCAGTCGGTCAATACGCCAATGGCGATAAGATCGAAATTCGGCTTCCGGGAGCAAAACAGATAACAGGATGGTCAATTACAAACGCTACTACCGGCGCTATTATTCCGACCGAAGCGGCTGGAACTTATAGCAAAGGAAGCGGTGATATAGCGGCTGGATATTATATCAGAACAGCTACTATTGCTACTGCGGTAGAGTTAAACGTAGTGGTTTATTCTGTCATTGCTGATAACGCCTACGTTAATTGGGCAACACTCACAGCGAGTTAAACTAAGGTGAATAACTAAATGGCAACACCAAACTTAGATAAAGAGTTATTGAGACTTAGAGTTAGAATAGGGGATACTTACACAACCGGAGGTAGTTTGTTTACTACCTCCACTTCTAATCTTAATCTGGATGGTTCAGCGATTACATCGGCAGAATTGGTTGATATTTATAATCAATCTATAAGAGAATTTATTCGGCTTATGGCTTCTTCTATACCTAAGCAAAGATGGGGATATTTATTGCCGGGATATGTTATTGCCGTTCCGTCTATTGGTTGTGAAACAATTCATGCAAACGATTTTCAGGCAGACTTTATTGATCTAACAAAAGTTAAAACCAGCGAAACGGTTAATTCAATAATAGAGTTAAGAGCGGTGGCGGCAACTCCGTTAGTTGCTAAATCGGGATATAATATTGGAGTTTATTATCCACCGAATTTATTGCAGGAAGTAATTTCCCAAAGTAATGAGGTGTATAAGAATCAGACTATGTTTACGATAATGAATACATCGGTGAATCAAACTTATATGAACGCAATTGTAATATCTCCAAAGTCAACGGTAGCGGCAGATGCTAAATACTCTATTGTATTCTTAAAGAACCATGTTGATTTAGTTCAGTCAACAGGAACAGATTTATCGACCGCAGCTATTCCTGTTTCAACTCTTGACGTAATATTAAATTTGGCAGAAAGAGAATATATTGCCAGAAGGCAGTTTGATGAATTTGCTATCAATACTCAAAGAATAAGTGAAACAATCAAAATAATTGGAGGTTAATATGGGTGGCTTTGCCCCAAGTAATCAATTCACAGCATATACAGTTACATCGATGGCAAGGAATTTAGCCAAGACGGTGGAACAGGCACAAGTATTAGAAGCGCAGATCCACAATTTTTATCGAGCCGCTTTAATTGAAATAGTAACACTTCTAAATGGGGCAGTCGATAGATCATACCTAACTAAGGTTGAAGCGGTTGACCTCCATGCAAGCGACGTTACAAGCACAGCAGCAACAGAGAAACAGATTGTAGTTCAAGCTGATCCTATCATGGGTTCGGGAGTAACCTTTATGCGAGGTATAAACATACTTCAAAAAAGAGTTAAAACCGGTGGCAGCACTACAACTGGTATTATATCTGATCCTTTAAAAGGTAAACAGATTGACAGGATTCTTTCAGTCGAACAAAGAGTAGAAGGAACAGGAGCAACTTATCAGGCAGTCCAGGATTTTTCCGGACAGATTAAGCCGGTCAAACTTGGTGAAATGCAGTCTATTATGAAGCTTGACTTTGCTCATGGTGCATATAAAGATGATTTAACCTATCTTGAAATTGGTGGTGATCCAGTTGTAGCAGTTCCACAGGTGGCAACAACTACTGCGTGGACTACCGCTGAAACAGGTTGTGATTATTTGCCTACCACCGGAACAGTTGCTACCGATGTTAGCTTTAACGCATACTGGATTAGAATCAGAAGGGATAGATTAAATTCGCATATCGCACTTGCTCCAAATTGGATTTCGGCAGCAGATTATTTCCGCATACTCTATACTATCTGGTTCAACAGATTGCCAAACTTCCCGACAGAGGGAACAACTGCTTCTACCGATGGATGGAGACCGGATTCAACTTCTCCGAGTAGATTTATCGATCTTCCCGACAAGCACATGCCTTTACTTGCGAAAAGAATTTATACCTACTGTTTGTTACAGTTACAGCAGGATATTCCACAGCAGTTAGGCGCTGACATTGTGAATGACTATAATCAAATAAATGCAATGATGGCAGCAGATGTTAGAGGTTCTTATCAGCCTATGATAGACCAAACAGCAGCACAACTTAGGAGATAATAATGACACTGTATCAGATAAAACAACTTATCCGTTCATCGGCTAATGACGTGCTGACAAGTTACTCTATCAGTGAAACCGAACTTGATATGTTGGTGTATAGTAAATTGCAGGAAGTCGCAAAATTGATGAATGATTATAGCCACGAGTTCTATAAAGAGAAGATTGCTTTCGAGCAGTCTTATTCCGGATTCGGACTTGTGGATAAAATATTATACAGTGCAGAGGTTTTTATCTATAAACTTAGCACTGCGTACATCAGTGCCGACAGCACTCTTTATGCTGTTACCATCTCGACAGTCGATAGTGTTCATCAGGACACCTTAAATGAGAAAGAGACAGCATCGATAGCGTTCTCCAATGCAGCGTTCTATGTTCATCCACCATCAGCGGTTACAGGCGATTATAGTCTTTATGTTACAATTTTTTCTTATCCGGAAATGCCAACAGATGATACTGCGACCGTTACAGTTCCACCAGAGTATATCACTTATCTGGTAGCGCTTTGTAGAAAAAGTCTATATGAAAGAGGGAACTACACTGTTCCTAAAAACATATACGATGAAATAGCTTTAAATGAATATAAAATAATCAATAAGGCTTAAAATGACTTACGAAGATATATTAGGTCAAGTGGCAGGAAATTTGGGATGGGATGGCTACCAGGATCAATACACCAGGAACATAAGATTTGCTATCTTCTGGGCGCTGCAAGAATTGACCGCAGAATCAGGCGCACTTAAAACTGATATACAAGTTCAAACATATCTTAATAAAGAAAGTTATCCAATGCCTTCTGATTTCTTGAAACCAAGCAAAGTATTATTTTCAGAGAATGGGGTAGGCATTGAAACTTTTGAAGTAGAGTACGGGGAATTACTACTTTACAGATTGGGAAGCGATTCGGAAACCAACGCAAGATATTCCAGTAAAACCCTTTATGCGTTTCACAGGACAGGCGAAGGAACAGATATATTTGTTTATCCTACTTTCACCGGAGTTGCTTATATCTCTTATGAACAAATGGTGAATGAACAGATAGACATTAAATCTCAAATGGCTCCACCTATTCATCCAAGATTTCATTCTTTTATTATTGATGGCGCTACATTCTATCTTGCAAGAAAACAGATTGCCGAAATTGCGAAAGATAAAAACCCTGAGTTACTAACTGCATGGCTAACCGTAGTTAGTTCTCACGAGAAAACATTCACACAGGGTAAAGAAAAGTTTGCTGTTTACTCACAACAGAGAGCAGAAACAGCACAGCTAAAAGGTTTTAATTTCTATGATAAGCCGGAGAGTTACTAATGTTATTCCAAAAAAACACATTAAAGTTTAATTCATTTTCAAAGGGGTGGATACCAAGCACAGAGGTTTTTCCTAATGGCAATCCTAATGATTCGGCTACCGATATTGTGAATTTTGATGTGGATTCTGTAAAGGGTGGACTGGTAAAGACAAATGGATATGCTGCGGATTCTGTTTATGCTGCATCTTTAACCGGAATATTAAGTAATCCGACTGGAGATCCTCACGCCATAAAGCATATCCATAATTATTCTTTAGGCATTCCCTTGCAGTCTGATTTACTTCTGGCAGTTGCATATTTGGCAACAGCAGACGTTAAGTATAAATGGATTATTCGAGACATGATAGTAAATGATGCAAAACTATCTGATTCGACAGTTGATAGATGGTATAACCTTTTATTGTCTTTTGATGCGACAGTAACCGCAACGCCAAGTGTTAGCGCTCACGTAAACGAAATAGAGTTCACAATTGATCACACAGCGTTGGCAAGTGAAATTTTAACTGGTGACGGCTTTCTCATACCGAACATTCTTGATGGATGGATAGTAAAATCAGGATCAAACTATAGAACAGTTATTTTTACAGACGATATGTCGGTACGTGTTACTCCGGAATTTACCCCTACTGGCACAATTACCTTTTACCGTTCTCGATTATCTATGCTTGAAACAGCGGATTTTGATTCTATCTTTAATCCTTCCTCTGAATACTCCGCTTTTATTGTAAACAATATTATGTCAAAGATGATGATAGGATTGGGGAAAGAAGTTCAGCCTTTATGGATGGGATATATCAATAAACATTATTTTTACAATAAAACTGATTCGGTTTATTTGCTTGATAACTCCGGAATATCTGCACAAAGAAATGTGATATTGGAAAAGAGAATACCGGAGTTTACCGGAACACTCGATATGGACTTCGCTAAAAACGAAGGTAAAATATCTCCAGAAACAGATATTGAAATTGCTTTAACCGCAACATTTGATGGTTATCAAGAGATAGTGCCAGCAACACTGTCTGGGGGTTTGCCGGATTCAAATATAAATGCCTTAATAACTGTAAAGAACGTGGGGAAAAGTTTATTATTTGGAACTACGTCTGCCGGATCATTAACCTTTACGCCTTATTCGTGTTATTTTGATTTTTATGTTGGCGACACATTAAAACTTACAATACTATTTATTGAAAGTCAATACTGGAGCAATGTGTTAGACTATTTCAGTGCAGTTCCTTCGTGGTTTACAAATAAATTAGCGGTAAAAATTGACGGATTTGTTGAGAACGGATTTGTTGAGAGAAATAAAATTGCAACTAATTTACAGGTAGCGATTTCTCGTGGTGGTGCGGGCAATACAGGTGGGATAGACGATAACTATAGGGGTTCGTTCACTTGGGATGAGTTTGAAGTTAAACAGTTAATTGAAGCTAACGCTGACGATTCCAAAGACAATTCAAATGCCATACTTTATCCGTCTTTAATAATTGGTGCAAAAGCAGTTGGCGAATATGCGACCGGTTCAGAATGGAAAATCACAAGTAATGTATCTGAATTTCCTGCATTTACTGTTTCTGCTTTATATCAGACAACTTTAGACGTAGAAAATGAAGATACACCTCCAAATCATTTCCTTGATACAAAAACTTATTTCTTTTACAATGGAACTACCGGTGCAACGATTGATTCAGTTATTACCAAACTTCAAGTACCTACCGGATTCGATTCTATTAAAGCAACTATAACTGTCGATCCTGCTCTTACGAACAGAAGAATAACTGCATATAATATTTGGGGGCGTTATTCTCCGAATACAGATAGCGAAGACACTACAAGTAGTTGGTTAAAACCGTTTTATCTTTTAAAAAGAATTTATGTTAATGATACAAACAAAGATGACGTAAATACTTCTGATGATAAAACAAAAAATCCATTATCAAATACTTTGGGTTGGTCGGTAGTAGATAATACCTTTCAGTATGAGACTTATATAAATAATATTTATGGAACTAATTACGCTAATCTTTCAGATGATTCGGAAATATCCGATGCGTTACAGGCAGAATTATCAGACTTGAAAGATATACCACAGTTGCTTGCTACTTTGAAATATGAGCCAAGCGTAGGTATAGCAGCTAAATATGGTGCGGCTACTATCCACAATAATATATCTTGGATAGCAGATACGGATGATAAGGTTGAAGTGTTAAGATTTTCGAGAGTAGGCTCAACCGGAACAAATAACCTTGATGTGTTCAGTTATGACTTCGATTCATCGATTGGTTTTGAGATGATAGGACAGGATAGCCCTGGTCATATCACAGCACTTGCAAGTAAAGACGATGAACTTATAGTGCTAAGAGATAATAGTTTCTTTAGCATAAAAACCGGCGTAGAAACCATATCGGTTAAACAGGGCGGTAATTATGTTGGGTGTAAATACCCAAGAAGTGTTGTTACTTCGAGATATGGAGTTATCTTTGCAGATGATAATGGTATCTGGCTTTATCAGGGTTTATCATCAGGATCAATGAATGTTATACAAATAAACTGGCAATGGGATAATTATTATAAACAAACAATTACAGACAAAACTGGAATGTTTGCATGTTGGAACGGACAAACAGAAGAATATTGGCTTTATATTTCTGGAGTTATTTACATAGCAGATTTTAAAAATATGCAGAGTTTGGACCAGTCTATGGCTTTGATGAAAGATAAAGAGAAAGTGCTGGTTCCCTGGAGAAAGAAGAAATTTAACTCTATGACTATTTCCGATTTCACAATCGATAGTTATGGCGGTTTAATTTTTGCAGATGCAGGAGCAGTTTACTTTGACGATTTATCTGTCTTTGCTATGGCAGGTGCAGCATATAACGAGCTATACGTAGATAGCAAGATAATCACTCAATATTCTCCGATGTTAAAGGTTTATGAGGTATTGACTGAAACTTTAAAAGATGCGGTGAATGATTGGAAATTTAATATTAAATTATTTGTGAACGACTCCGCAACTGCAAGACAGACCATTAAGATGTTTGGTAATTGCACGAATCAGGAAAATTTGATTTGTGTTCGACCTGTCAATATCGGCAATGCAATCAATGATATAAGCATGAGAGTTGACATGGGTGCGAATACCGGAGCAGGAGATAATACCAGCGGTAACGGAACAACAGTAAAGAAGCTAAGAGCCTTTGGACTGAACGTATTAACCAGAAAGGAGAAATATGTTTCAGAATAATAATCTAAAAAAAATGCAGGTTCAAATTGACGATAAAAGCACTACCAGAGCATTGATGGGTATGCCTAATCCGAAAGATATTGAAGAAGGTTCTCTATTATATGTAGATGGCAAAGGGCTGTATGCTAAATATAAAGGACAGTTGAAAAGCATAACTAATTCTGCCGGTAACATAGTTGTCAATAGTTCAAGTTCTGTAACCAACAACACGACCACTACTGCGGGTAATAACAATTACTCTTTAAGAGTATCACACGTGGTGGATCTGTTTAATAACGGATGGATTACATTAGCACAGCAGCATGGCAATATTGCGGACAGCATAAAACTACCAATTGATTTTACAAAGATAAATAAAATAACCTGTTATTTGACTGTTAGTGATGGCGATACTTTATATCAAAAGTATGTTGATACTTTAACAGGTACAATGACAGTAAACAAAGGCAATAGCTTAGAGTTTGCTTTACAGTACGATAGTGATTTCAAGTTAAGATTAAGAGTAACCGAGAAAAATTTATTCTATCAAAATGTAAAGCAATCTCTTTTTTTAGGTAAAGTAGTTTTGAATAACGGTGAAGATTCTTTGCCGGATTTACAAACTGCCTATACTGATAACAAACTAATTATATTCTTGGAGATGCTAATAAATGTATCGTAAATTATTATTGATCATTTTGCTGACATCGGCAATATGTTACGGACAGTATGACACGATAATTACTATTCACAGAGATACGGTGAATAATGTGAATAAGGCTGATACTCTAATTTATCCTCAGTTATCTCCAGTTTCCGGACCATCTTTCCAGTTCACTCACAGCAGGAGAGATACCAATAATGCGTTCAATCAAACTATGTGGTATGATGGCGGCAGAAACGCACTATGGTTTAAAAAAGATATGACTAAAAAATATAATCTTTTGACTTATGATTCGTTATTCAATTATTTAAATAATAAATCTGCTTATGGTTATCTTGGTGAAGGCACTGATAACTACTTGGCAAAATTTACTACTTCAGCTCAATCGGCGGCTATACCGATAATGACTACAAATTATCTACCGAGTGGTCATGCCTCAAGTCTTTATGATAATTCAGGAGCTTATAAAGCGTTTAATGAAACAGCGCTAAGCTATACTACTGGAAATATTTATAATCCTACTAATTATACGGATTTTAATCAGGTAACATGGGATGATGCAGATTCAAATAATTGCTGGATAATTTATAGGTTCTCTACTCAGAAATCAATATCAAAGTATATTATAGGAGCCGGATGGTGGAGTGATAATGGGACAGCGTATAATTGTTCCGGAGAGGGTACGGCATATAAATATTATTTGACAGCTTATCCTACTTCTTGGACTTTTTATGGAAGTAATGATAGCACAACTTGGGTTGTATTGGACAGCACAAGTTATTCTGCTTGGGGTAGCACTGATACAACTGGATTCTTTGTTAACTGTGGTTGTAAATATTCTATGACACCTGCGATAAGAAATTCTTTCACTAATAAAAAAAGTATATCTTCTTTCTATTATTATAAAATAAAATATAAGTCTTTTTATGCAAACCCTGCGCTTGTCTGGGGAAGAATTTATAAAATAATGATAGGCTCAATACAAATGTATGAGGGTTCATCAATTAATTTTGCTGATAGTAAGATAAGGCAAAGTTCGGCTGCCGATTCAATTACCATAGATGCAATTACAAAAACAAATTATAAAGCTGAAATAGGCGGAACTTTACAAGCCAACGGAATGATAACAAGTTTAGCCGATGGTTTAACTCTTTATGAAAATCATACCGGATATACAAAATATGTCGTAATTGAACCTTATTCTCAATCATATAATATAAAATATAGACTTCCAGTTAGTTATCCTTCTACAGGTCAGTATTTAAAGGCATGGTCGATTTCCGGTTCAAATCCTTATTTAGTACAATTAGACTGGGGAACAGATCAACTTGGATCGGGTGGAACCGGAGGAGGAAATGTTTATAATAGTTCGGATTCAACAGCAAATTATCTCACAAAATGGGTAGGTGGAAACAGATATATCACCTCAAGCAAATTTTTCGATGGCTCTTATCCTATGTGGTGGAATGGCTCTTCTTTTGATACTCTTGCAACCAGAGCATGGCATAGAGCAAATGATTTATTGGGAAGCGTTGGAAGTGGGGAAGCAAATACTTATTCAACTGTTGGTGGAAATTTAGAATGGACAAAAACAAAGTCTGGAGTAAATCTTCCATTCAAAGGAGTTACGGCTGGAGCAGGAATCAGTATAACAGACAACTCAACTTATTTAACAATAAGCGCTACCGGAGGAACAGGAGTTTCCGGCAGAGAAATTAAAAGCGCGGTTCTTCCTTTATATAAAACCAACGATACAACCCTAACTTTAAAGGGCTTAACTTCGCTTGGTTCTGCCGGTCAAATCCCAAAAATGAATAGCGGTGGCACGGCGCTTGAATGGGGAAATGATTTGCAAACAGCCGGTGGCAGTGGTGGACAGGTTTATAAGATAGCAGATACAACGGCAGGATATTTGACTAAATGGTATGATGGTCATACAATAAGAGGAAGTCTTTTCTCTGAAACATCAGGTGCGCCTTTTTGGAATGGGGATACAATGGTTACTAAAAATTACTGGAGATTACATGATCGCAGACATAATATAATAAGTGATGACCATTTCTCCGGATATTATGGTGATTATGTTGGCAAAGTATTAAAAGTAGGATCAGGTGGAGTTTTAATGTGGGGAACAGATAGCGTTGGAACTGGTAGTGGTGGTTCCGGAGATTTAACAGGGACTGGAATTACTTCAACTTATGTAAAAAACTATTCTAATTGGACTGGCACAAAGACTTTGGGATATATCGGAAACGGAATGGGTTTAAGGGATTCGGCTACATCGGGCGGTTCACACTTTAGTTTGGTTCCAAGTTTGATTGCACAGGGGGCTTATCCAATGTATTATGGTGATTCTTTAATAACTAATAAATATTACAGATTACACGATGCCTACCATACGCATTGGTATCAAACGCCATTATATTTCAGTAACCCATTAAAAAAAACAGATAGCACGGTAAGATTACTTTATAATAGTGGACTTGGACTAAATTTGGTTGGCGCTGATGATTACTTAGGAGTGAAAACGAAATTACCCATAACCATTGATGGTGGCACAAACGAAGTAATGATTCAACTTGCTAGTTCATCACAAGATGGTTATTTAAGTTCAACGGATTGGAATATTTTTAATAATAAAGCGGATTTTGGAGATTTTATTTCTGGTAGTGGCACAAGTGGGAAAATACCAGTATTTAATGGGACTACATCAATACAAAATTCTACTTTAGAGCAAGTTAACGACACTATCACTGTTTCATATTTAAAGCCATCGATATTGTTCGGGAGGGATGGTGTATTGTCTGTAAGAGACGCTTTAAATGCTTCTGGTAATATCGTCAGCAACACCGGTGTTTATGGTTATAGACCGGCAGGCGATACAACTACCGCCGGCGTTACATCCCATAATAAATTTAGAGTTAATTATCATGGGACAGAATATAGCGGAATAACTTACACCATGACTTTGGTCGGTAATATTAGGAAGTGTAGTGGGTGTGGTAGTGGTATGCAAATACAATATGATGTTTTATATTTCAAAGGTGGGATATTGGTTGATATGGTTAGAGGCTCGGAATGGGTAGAACCGCCAATATTGAATAGATAATAATTTAGGAGATAAATATGTTAATTACAGGAGAATGGGTTTCGGCTATTGTTGCTACACTTGTGTTTATAATCACTGGTGTTGGAGCATACTGGAAACTAAACAACAATAAAGCAGACAAGGAAATGGTTATGAAAGAACTAAAGGAAATTGACCTAAAGTTACAGAAGTTGTTTGACAAAATTGACAGTATGAATACAAAGTTGGATGAATTAAAAAAAGAAAATGATGCTTATAAAGCAACGCAAGACGAATTGAAAGAAGATGTGGTAATATTAAAAACCGAACGTGAAAATAGAAGAGGTAAATAGGGAAACATATGAAAAGAATATTATTTTTATTAACCATATCGTTATTATCCACGATATGGTTACAGGCACAGACCACTTATCCGTGGAATAGGACTGCCGTTATAATCGGTTACATTGGGAAGAATCCGGTATCGGGTAGAGACACTGTAATTGTTGTTGACAGCGCCAGAGGGACGTTTTTACCTGTTAGAATTGCCGGAGATATTAGTATAGGCGATGTAAATTTAGATACATCCGCTCAGCATTATAATACTTTAGTACTACAACAAATATTACCGATGGATACAAGTATTACGTTTTCAAGAGATGTTGCTGTTACCTCAAATCCTTTGCCGAGTTATCCATGTAGGCAGGTTGATGTCTCGGTTTCCTATGATTATTCTGGCACGGTTTATGTTGGGTCGGTAGGACTGACAACAGGGAACGGTATAGAATTGAGAGCAGGAGATGCGGCAACTTTTTATGTTAGTAATACCAACGTTTTATATCATATGGGAACTTCTGTGGGTACTAATACGATAAGAGTAAAATTAGCGGGAAAAAAATAATGAAAACCAAAAGAATTTTCTTGACTTTTATTTTATTTGTGTTATATTATAACATAGGTATATCACAAATTCATAGGGCAGGTGGCAGAGTGGACACAACCTCAAAGCCCGGTGTAGCTTCAAAAGCTTATGTTGATTCTTCTATAAGTCATGTACCGACCGGTATATCGGACACAAGTTTGATTGCCACACAATTCAGAGTTGACACAATAAAAAATAACAGAGTTCCATTTTGGAGATATTTTTCTGATACCTTAAATGCAAGAATATATTCCGATGGATTATATCAGGCAAAAGGAAGTTATTTAATTGCTTCTGATACTTCCGGTAAGTGGACATTGATAAATACTAAGCTCGATAAATCGGTTTATTATTCTGATACGAATAACGCAAGAATTTATTCTGATAATAAGTATCAACTAAAAGGAACTTTTCTTGTTCCATCTGATTCAGTTAATATCAGAACATATTCCGATTTAAAATATAATAACAAAATAGAAAACGGAACCAGTGGTTATGTCTGGAAAATGGTTGGTAGCGTTCAACAATGGGCGGAGGATTTGCAAAACGTTATGTCAATTGATACCTCCTCAAAACCGGGTATAGCTTCAAAGTTTTATGTTGATTCTCTTACAGAAGCCATGCAATTAGAAGATGTGGAGTTAGATTCTTCTTTACTTGCTACACAGTTTAGATTAGATACGGTAAAAGCTAACAGAGTTCCTGTTTGGAAATATGGAGTGGACACATTAGGGCAAAGAAATTATACAACTAATTTATTGCTCTTAAAAATAAGTAAATCTGACAGCAATAGCGCTTATATTACTCCACAAACTTTTAAAGATAGTATAGATAATTTCTCAAGATTAAACCATCAACATTCTTTTATAAATATTTTAGGAGGTCAAGACTCATTACAAACATTAAGAAACTCTGTAAATGGGAAACAACCTATAGGAGATTATTTAACGTTTGGTGATACGTCGAGTACATTGGCAACTCAAAAATATGTTCTTGCGCATTCGTCTACATTTGACACAACATCTTTATCAAATAGAATAAATACGAAGATTGATTCTGGTAGTGTTGTAATGCCTTGGGAGTTGGGAGCATATAAAACTATAAGCAGTTTTGCGACAGACACTACAAATGCCAGAACTTATACTAATAATCAGTTAGCTTTGAAACTCACTGCATCAGATACAGCTAATAGGTGGACACATGTAACAAAGTACGGAGTTGATACTACCGGACAAAGAACTTATACCACAAATTTGTTAGCGTTAAAACTCCCATACTCTGATACTACCTCGAGTTTGGCAAGACAGTGGAGACTGGGTGCTTACAAAACAATATCAAGTTTTGCGACTGATACGAGTAACCAAAGGACTTATACCAATAGTCAGCTTGCGTTGAAATTTAATCAGGCAGATACCTCCACTCTCATTCATTGGGTAGATACCAACAAAGTGGCTACAAAGGCATACGTTCTTGCTAACGCAGGATCAGTAGATACAACAAATACAATAGCAACAAAGGCGTTTGTAAATGGAAAGACAGATACGGTTTCAACGATTGCGAAAAAGAATACAGCAACTCCGGGAAGTTATACAAATGCGAATATAACTATTGGCGCTGACGGCAGATTAACAAATGCCGCAAATGGAACAGCGGGAAGCGGGGGAAGTTATTCGCCTTGGACGCTTTATTCTGTGACAAGATTAAGTGATACTTTAATTTATGTAGGTCATAGCACAAATAACAAAGCAGGACTACCGATAAGATTTAGAGATGTTGATAGCGTTTATAGATTTGCCTTAATAACTTTGGTTAAAACAGGAGCAACAAATGATACGCTTATTCTTTCTGGCCCTGCTTATTACGCTGTGGCTGATTCTTTTTGGCTCGGAACCCCCGAAAAGGTCGTAAAATGTGATTTTGGTTTAGCCGAATATTGGAGTAATTATCCAACATCGGGAGGATTCTTTGATAGTTTAATTTATTTGCATACCGGCGCAGAGTTTAAGTGGGGAATGAGTGATGCTTATTTGGTAATGTGGGGAGCGGTTAGTAGAGTTATTGACGTAACTGCCGGCACCACAATTTATCCGTGGAAAAATGCCGAGAATCTAATTGGCGCTAAAGGGATAGATATGACATTGGGTTCGGGAAATTGGATGTATAGTAGTTCTTATTATATAAATACCTCTAATTATAAAGTATCTTATGGAAACAGTATTGACGTAAGAGTTTACAGAGCAGACACAACACCTGATGCACGTAATTTAACACTTTCATTTTGGTTCATTCTGGAGTAATGATGAAAAAACTAATAATATTATTATTGACGGTTTCTTCTTTATTTGGGCAGTTTAAGTTTCAACAATCATTGCCCGATAGATATACTTCTATGTTAGTAAGATTTAATAATTCTCCACAAAGTACGATATATGATGTAAGCCAGTATAGTAACGTTATAACGAATGCTGGAACCACAAAAACTACCACTGCAAATAATCCTGTTATGGGTTTATATAGTGGATATTTTGACGGTTCTACCACTAGCTTATCTGTTCCGAGCAATAACGCACAACTGAATATCGGTTCATCAGATATGACCATTGAGTTTTGGATTTATTTCTATGCTTCAACTTCCGCTGCGGGTGGGGTATTCTATATAAATTATGTTGGTGATTATATTGGCGTAGGTTTATTCACTGCTGCAACTTCCGGTATGTATAGTTATGGTAGTACAGATGGTAGTTCGTGGAATTTAGTGCCTAATAAAACATTCACTTTGTCCGGAAGTACGTGGTATCATATTGCAATGACTAGAGTTTCGGGAGCTTGGAAAGGATATACTAATGGTGTAGAGGTTTGGACAGACAATAGTGCCGGAGCGATATATTATGGCACAGACTATAAATTACAAATTGGATCATATAAAGCATGATGTTTCGGTAAATTTCAGATTCAAAACTTTAGAGTGACAAAAGGAATTTCTCGATATTCGGCAGCATTTACACCAACTAAAAAACCGTTTTAAGGAGAAAAGAAGATGAATGAGTTCTTAGTAAAATTAGCAGCATTTAAAGAAAAAAATGTGTTGCACACAGGATGGAAGGTAATCAAGTTTGATCGTTACGTCAAGAAAAATGTTGATGTTACAGACGACATCAGAGCAATGGAAACAGAGATATTAAAAAACAGTAACGAGGATAACGAGACTAAACTAGGAAAGTATTGGGCTATATTAAACTGGATGGAGGCTATATGATAGTATTTTATGCAATTATTGGAGTTCCCATACTTGTAGTTTTGGCAGTAGTAGCTTCTTGTTTTATAATTAAGCCGAGTAATGGTTGGATCAAAAACCATTAGACACCTAAAAAATTTATAAATTACAATATAGGATTTTAACATGAAAAACACATTAACGTCTAAAATATTGATGGTCATTGCCGGTTTAATAATAGCGATATTTCTAACGATATTTTTATTATTTTGTTTTACCGATGCAACTATTTCGCAAGAAAAACCGAAAGAGAAAAAAATATCAATGATACAATATTCCAAGAGTAAGGAGTTCCTTACAAAGGAAATAACACATGCTATTGTTCATTGGGGATACAATGATACTGGTAATATACAAATGATAATTGATAGTGTATTTATTTTAGAGGGAAACTAATGTGCGACTATTCCAATAACAGAATAAAAACTATAGAAGACCATCTATCAAAACTTGACGACATAATTTTGACAGAAGAGTTTGGAGAGAAGGTAGCTATACCTGAATTGGAAATGGTGAAAATCATTTTTGAAAAAAGATTAGAATATTGGAAAGAATGGAAAAAGAAAAATATTAAAAAACCTTCTGAGGATAAGAAGGAACTTAAACCACATAAGGAATAAAATCATGGCTAAAAAAGGCAAAGGTAAGGGCAAGGGCTGTTAACAGTCTAATATTTATTTTCATTTAGGGGTGGCTCGATGATGAGCCACTTATTTAAAAACTTTAGGAGAATTAAGTGGCATGAAACATGTAAAAATAAATATAGTATTTCTATTAGGCGTAATCGGGCTGCTAATTTCCGGATGCACGCTTGCTGTAAATACACAAAAACCAGTAATCATTCGTGATACAGTTTATGTGGAGAAATATTGGGGTGGAGATGTTCCTATTAATCCTAACTGGAAAGTATATCCATCGTTTGATAGTTTAGAATTTAAAAAGCGTGTTCAGGTAAATAAACATACCGGATTTACGCTTGATTCGCAGTGGGATAGAATGGCAGAACAGGCAAAAGGAGAGACAGATAAACTGTTTAAATGTAAAATAAAAGTTTATAAAGTTCCACCATTTAAAGATTACAAAGTACATATTTATTATGAAGAAAGCGACGACATTATATATAATTATAAATACATTAACGAATTAGATTACGCAATATGGAGGTACCGTTGATGCAAGATGGCAAAGAACGACAAGAAGTTAATAATGATAAACCTAACACCAATATTGAATTGGTTGATAGCGATATTCAACAGACCGAAGAAGTAATGAGGGTAAATCAAACTCCGTTTCCATTCCCTGATTTGCTCCCATTAAATAATAAACAAAACGAAACAACCAATTTAAAGGAGGTCGAAATGACCGAAATTAACAAATACGGCGTAGAGAACATTAAAAAACTTTACGGAACTCTTGCCGAAATAATCTATTCAGGAATAAACGCTTTGGGTAATGGATTTCAAGCGGGCGATTTAATGGTTCTTGTTCCTATACTTCCGGAACTCTTTAGTATAGGTACTGAGATTTCCAACGCAAAACTCGAACTTGGAGATATTATAACCAAGGAAGAGGAAGAAGATATCATCAATACCGTTGTAGCCGAAATGCCGTTTGAAAATGATTATGACAAAGAACTTGTTGGTTTGATAGCCAAACAAACAATTATTATTCAGCAGGGCTGGCACAATAGGGCAATGAAAGCCGCCGAGAAAGCAAACACAACTACTACCAATACAACAGCAGTAGCAGGTGCATAATGGCGGATGAAGTTAAATCAGTTCCTTTCTATAAGAATCCAAATTTTTGGAAAACTTTAGAAAGGATAGGAACCGTAGTTTCTGCCGGGGCAATATTTTTTGCCCCGGAATATACTTTAATTTATAAAATTGGGTGTTTAATAGCTATAACAATTGGCGGCAATATAACAACCGAAGTAAAAGACGCAATAACTAAAATAAAAAAATAGATGGAATACTATGGATATTAAATTAATGCATATAAGCAATAAGGGTATAAAGCTTGCCGAACAATTTGAAGGGATAAGGTATACCCCTTATGATGATGGATGCGGAAATATGACTATCGGCATTGGTCACTTAATAAAAGAGGGCGAAGTTTTTGATCACAAATTAACCGATGCAGAAGTTTACGATCTTTACAGAAAAGATGTCTTAGGTGTCGGAGAAGCTAGAGTTAAAGCAGCTGTCCACGTAGATGTTCCACAAAACATATTTGATGTTTTGGTTGACATGGCTTTCAACCTACAATATTTAGCCTTTATGAACAGTAGTGTTGTTCGATTGGTAAACGAGAAGAAGTTTGATGAAGCGGCAGAAAGATTGTTCAGGTACAATAAGGCTTTCAGCGAAAAGAAAAAGCAATATATTGTAATGCCAGGACTAACAAAAAGATGCAAGGCAAGATATGACCTGTGGAAGTCTATTGATTAGTAGCTAAAAAGTATTTAAATTTATAGTAATATAAGGGGAGGTAGTTATGGCTTTTGAATGGGGGAATTTATTAAAAGGATTAGGAGGAGCGGCAAGTGTTTTAGGCGCAGGTTCCGGTATAAGTACGGGAGTATCGGCTGCCGGTGGTTTATATAACGCCTTATTTGGCACAGATGAAACCGGAAATCAAAGTTCTGAAAATGCCCGGACAGGTGTAAATGATTATCTTGCAAAAATGAAAGAGTTGGGAATCGATATAACTCAACCTTTTGTTTCAAGCGAAGAAAAGTTTGCTACACCTTGGGAGAACACCCAAGGAAGAATTGATCAAGGATACGCAAATACTTTACAATCTCAGTTAAGTCAACAGGGAGCGTCAGTAAATAACGCTTTATCACAACTTGGATTAAGTTCGGGCGTTGGTTCTTCCGGTATGAAAATAAGCTTATCTTCAATGGCTCCAATGATGGAATCAATGAATCAAGCAAACACAAGCGCTGCTTTAGCTTATGCAAAACCTTTAAAAACAACATATGAAGATAGGACAAATAATATTGCACAGATGTATGGACAGGGGATAAGTAATGGTGGTCAGAATCAAACTACCCCTTATAGAAGTTCAGAGTTAGGGGATATGGCAAGTCTTATCGATAGTTATAAAAAATTATTAGCCGGTGGTAATTCGACGAATAAAGTTAATTATGGTGGTGCGCAATACGCAGAATACGACCCGATAACCGGATTAGATGCAATGGGTAGAAGAAAAAGAGAAGGATATTAAGAGGGGAAATTATGGCATACGGAAACTGGAACAATAGGAATAGTGGCGGTAATACTTTAATGCAAAATGCTTACGGAGATTTTGGTAGTGCTATAAATGGCACTGGTATTACGCAGAACTATTACGATGCGGTCGCAAAATATAGGGAAGCACAGAGACAAGCTTTTGCGAATATGGCACAGGTTTTAAAGGATAACGCGGATAAGCAGTCTATGACTTCTTCGCCATCGGTTATTGCTCAGCCAAGGAATATGGGTAATATTGGTAAGTTGAATGGAAATGTTCCTTATGGTCCTAATATACCCTCTTTGGCTAACGCTATTACGCCTAAAACTCCCGAAATATCCGGACCAGTGAATGTAACGATGAATGGTTCAGGTGGAACACAAATTCAGGATGTTCCTATGATTAATTATTATAATGATCAACTGCAAAGTTATGCCGGAACCAAAAAGGGTATGGCGGATTTTATGAATGAACTTATGGCTGTAGAAGCAAACCAAGGAACAAAAATGGACATGACTGGAAGTTTTGCAATGCAAGACCCAAATGAAGTTAGAAGAACAAACCCAACAGGCATACCTTCAATGCAAAACTTACTTACAATGCCGGAAGATATAAACAAACAAAGAATTAATTTACAAAACGAAGCTTTATCTAAAGAGGATTTGTATAATTCTCAAAGAGCAGAGCAGACTATATCTGAATTAATAGCAAAATATCCGCAAGCACATGCAGCCTTACAGAATGGCACGCTTACAATAGATGCTAATGGTGCATTCAAATATAACAATGAAAAATCTCCGGGAGTTTCAGCTGATGCAAGAAATGAGATAGCCAAATTTATTGGAGAAACAGGAACTCTTGGCAAGTATTATACTGCTCCAATTGATAAAGGCGGTCAAGGATTTAAGAGAGAATATAACGCAATTTATTCTCCAGAAGCACAAAATCAAGAGAGACAAAGCACTAAAGAATATCCGACAGAATCCAGTTATATAACTTTCCCAGACGAAAAAGGAGGACAAGGCTCACCTTTGAACTTTACCGTGTATAAAGATCATCCTAATTTAATAGCCAATTCTCCATCTATTGAGACTTATAAAATAAAAGTTTATGACAAACAGAATAAAACTAATTCAACGTGGAGATTAAACTCAAATGGAAGTTATGACGAATACGATGCAAATGGGAAAAAGACAGGCAAACAATCTTCTGCCGATGCTATGTGGAGTCAACTTACAGACAATACAGAAGGGTTAGGCAATCCTAATAACTATTCTGTTACAACCGAGAGAGACAATAGTAGTTTTAAATATAATAGAGGTACTCAGCTTGCCGAAGCTCAAACGGCAGCAAAAATCAACTATGGACTTTCTTATTACGGTAGGAAAAAAGATTATTGGGGTGGATTCAACGCTGCAAATAGGATAAAGACAGGCAAAAACGCGGAAGGAACAAACGCTGATCAGCCGGGAACAGAAGTAACAAGAACTTATGGACCAACAGGAACTACGGAACAGTATAAATATAAGAGATAAAGCTAATGTCTAAACTAACCTTTAGGAATGAACCGAATTATTTTAAATCTGTTTATGTTGATCCCGGAGTACCTCAAGAAACAGATGAAGAAAAATTGCAACGCCTTGGCAGTTATTTCACTAATTTACGTCAGAATGCAGAAAACTTACAGTCAACAGCGAATTATGCCGGAAGAATGGCGGCGGATAGAACTAAACTAATAGAATCCATTGATGATCCTACTCCGCAAGAAGTTGAACAAGAGCATCCATTGCAATCGCTTTCCAACTATCTGCCGACAAATCCTTTATTCATGCAGAATATTTCTAATGCTGTGGGTTCTTGGTTTGGTCAAAAGCCAGAACATCCGGTATGGAACGCTAATTATGGCGATATGTTTCTTGATTCAAAAATCAAGAAACTTAACGAAGCAGAGCAATATCAGAACTTAGCAAGCAATAAAATAGAGAATAGAACTCCTGAACAGATGGATCAATTAAACCAGTATGTTTCGTCTGAATTAAAAAAAGGTAATTATAAAACAGCAAAGACTATTCTCCAATCTATGCCGGAAAACTTTGCAAAAGTTCCTGTTGATAAAAAAGTCGATATTTTAAATAATTCGACCGAAGCTGAGCAACAATATCTTTCATGGAAAACAAAGCAGACTGAAAAGATTAAACAGGGTGAAGACAAGAGAAAATCAGAACAGAACTTTGCAACCAACGCATCAGAAGCCGTACAAGGCAACGATTGGTTCAGTAATATGAAAAGAGACGTGTTGGGAAGTGTTGGGAACATAATTCAATCGACTGTAGAGCCTATAAAGCAGTCAGTGGAAAAAGTAAATAAGGCTATTGATACTCCTGATCAGAACATTGGAGACAGCATAAAGAACATTACCAATACCCTTGGCGGATTACTTGATCTTGGATTTTCTATAGGAATGGGCGCTTCGGGTATAAATCCAATTATTGGAGCATCCAAAGGTTCGATGGTTGAGAATCAGTTTAATTTAGTAAACAATGCTGCTATGCAAATATTGAACCTGCCCGGAACTGCTGCTGTTGAGGTATCAAAACAACTTGGCGTAACTGATCCTGATTTATTGCAGTCAATATCAAGTATTGCTAATGGCGCTACTCTGATGGCTATTCCTGCGTTTAAAGAAAAATATACCGATGCTTTAACAAAAGGATTAGGAGAAAAGATTCAGGAAGGCAAATTACGAAAAGATAATTCCCTCGCTGAGGATGCTGCTCTTGCGATAAATGCTAAAGAAGGCGTTGAGGTTCCTAATAAAGAAGCGTTGCCAATTGGCTCAGAAGTAGTAAAAGATATGGCAAGCCAAAAGAATATTCCGGAATCTACGCCAATCAATCCGAACGAACTACAACAGGCATATGATTTAGCCAAAAGAAAATCTGAAATATTCACATCAAGTGAAGCTTTAAGTAAACCCGAAGAATACGCTAAATTACAAGAGGAATGGAAAGCATCAGGCAAGACTAAGGCTGATTTTGCAAGAGACCTTATGGCTAAAGAAGATGAGTTGGCTAAGCAGGTTGAAACTATGCCAAAGCCAGAAGTTGCTGCGGAAGAACCGATAAAAGTTGCGGAGGAACAGAAACCTATTAAAGAAGAAGTAGCGGAGGATGTTGGCGCTATCGATAAAGATATTCCACCGATGCCAGAACAGCCCAAATCTTTTCCCGAACAAAAGAAGATTGAGGAGCCACCACTGGAGGATATGTCGAATCTTTACGATGATTACGAGCCTACACCAGAAGAAATGGTAAAGAAGTCTGAACCGGTAAGAGTTCCCAAAGAAATTCCACTGGAAATTAAGAACACAAAAGAAATCTCGGAAGGTCATAAGTTTTTTGATAAAGAAGGTAAGATTTGGGAGGTGGCAAAGACAACTCCAGAGGGCGATATAATAGCAAAGGATGGTTACGACAATTTAGGAAATCAGAAAGTCCAGAAGTTTAGCGGTGATATTGAACTCAGGGGTTTAAATTCTAAGGAAACTTCATATCAGGGTGGACTTGCTATGGATAAACCAACGCAAGATTCTATCAATATTCTTAACGAATTAGAAGGAAAACCAGTTCAGAAGATTGATCCTCTTGACCCAAAAACCGCCGAAACTTATAGAAGAAATCTAAAGGATTTTAAAGCCGATCCTATAGGAAAAAGATTTGCTCAAAAACTTATAGATTTTAAATATTATGTTTCTCAAAAATTTCCAACGTTAGATTATAATGATCCAAGACAAGCGTTTGCAAGCTCATGGGGAAGAACATATGAAGGGTTAAAAGACGCAGCGTTTAATAAGGCAGACGCAGCACTTTATTATATCAATAAACCTTTAAAAAAAGTTGAAGGCGGATTAGAAGCATTTTCTATGAGAGCATATTATAAGACCTTAAAGAATGACTTCGATAATGGACTTTATACAAATAAAGAAACCGGAGAGACATTGCCATTGCCTGACGGACTGGATATAAACTTTATAAATCAGGAAGTATCAAAACTTGATAAGCAGTTTGTTGACAATAAATATTTAAAAGCTGCCGATGATATTTATAAGCTTCATTGGGATGATATACTTTTTCAAGGAATAGAGCAAGGGGCGATACCTAAAAAATGGTTAAAAAACAAAGGTTCCTATTTCCATAAACAAATATTAGAATATTTCCCAAGAGAGGATATATTAAATGGTGATTTATGGAGAGATCAAAGTAATGTGAATCTCAAAAGAACCGGTTCGGATAAATCCTTTTCAACAAATTGGTTTGTATCGCAGGGAATGGTGATGAACCATATGGCAAGAAAAACTCTTGAAATGAAACACTTTATGGAAGGGATGAAGGAATTTGATATACGTCCGGAACTTATTAAAAAAGCTAAAGAATCAGGACAGAATAAAATTGAAATCCCGGAAAATTATGTAAGGTATGTATCCGACCCTAAATCAACCTTTAAGGCTGTTAATAGTTTATCAGAGGATTTAATGAACCACATACTCGGAATAGATGATACAAAAATTGCAGGCAAAGAGTTTGTTGTTCATAAAAATATTGCGAAATTATTAAACGAAGCAATTTATTACGATAAAGACATATTGAATAAAGCTTTTAGAACGCTTGATAAAGCTTGGAAAGTCAATACTTTGTTTAATCCTTTTAGGTTTGCAAAATACGAACTAAGAAATGCTTGGTCAGATAACTCAAGAATATTAGGAGCTTATCCGGGTATATTCGCAAAGTTCAAAGAAGCATGGAAAGAAACAGCTGACCACGATAAAAATAAGGTTATGTCGGAGGATGTAAATCAGGCTATTGAGAGAAGTGTTTTCAAATCCGGAGTAAATTCTAAAGAGTTTATGGACGCAATAAAATCCGTGAGCGACAAAGATTTAACAGAAATGTTCAATCCAATAAAACCTAAGACGTGGAATTTACCGAGTAAATATCTAAAAAAAATGGTTGAATTAAACGATTTTAGAGAGAACTTCACAAGACTTGCAGCCTTTAAGTATTTCAAGGAAAGACTATTAAAAAATCCCGATAAACCTCTTTATGGCGCAAGCAATAGAAAAGTTATTGATTCCATAAAAGACCCAATTGATAAAGCCGCTCAGCTTGCAAGAGATTTTATGATTGACTACGGTAATTCAACTGCTTTAGCTAATCGTGTAGGTAGAGGAGTTGCGCCTTTTTACAGATGGATTGAGGGTAATCCTAAAAATATAGTTAATCAAATAAAGAATATCCCTTTTGAGGATGGTTCTATTTTTAAAAATGCGGGTAAGTTTGGTATCAGAGGAACTACAATCGTAGGAGCAAAACTTATCAAATATGCTGTTTTATCACAGGCAGCGTATGGTTTAGTTCAACTTTATAACAGAACTTTATTTCCCGAAGCATCTAAAAAACTAACAGCATCTCAAGCAAGATCAGGCGATATGATTATAAATGTAGATGGAGATGGTAATGTTATGACGTTACCTCTTGAATCTTATTTTAATGATTTCCTCGGATGGGTTGGCGCTGATGATTATTTAAATGACGCAGTAGATTTAATTGCAGGTAGAAAATCTTTAAAGGATATTAAGAAAGAATCTACTCAAGCTCCATTAAATAAGTTAGTTCAATCAATGCTTCCTTTACCAAAAATACTTTATGAATATGGATCGGGTAAATCTAATTATAATGTATTTAATCCAACACCAATAACAGATAGAAAGATATATTTAGCAAGAGCCGCTCAAGCTGAACCTATCTATAGAATGGTTAAGAGTATGGTAGGAGAAAGGTTGCCAGAAAGAGAAGCGGAGGTGCCACTTGTAAATATGAAACTACCAGATAAAACAGTAGGTTTTTTGTATAATACAGTAGCCGGTTCTATTTTTAATAAAACTAATTTGGATGAGCTTGCATATAACATAATAAGAGCCAAAACATTTCAATATCAGCAAGAAGTTAAAGGGAAGGAATCACCATCAAGCGTTAAGGATGCTGCCGGTGAAGCTTTATATTATTATAAAACAGCCATAAAATATGGAGATAGCGAAGCTAAGGACTATTACAAGAGTGAATATATTAGACTTCAAAAAATGAACAATAAAACTCCTCAACAAATAAATCAGGGTTTACGTAGTACGGTTCAAAATTACGAACCTCTCCACGCAATAAGTAAAGCAGATAGGTATGATTTTGAAAACAACTATCTCTCTTCATATGAAAGAGAAGTATTAAAAACCGCCAAGGATTATTACAGAAAAACTTACGTTGAAACTGCTAACAAATAAAAAAAGCCTACTTGGTCAAAAACTAAGTAGGCTTTTTTCTTACTCATTGGAGGTGAGTTATAAAAGGTCGTTCATAGAAATACCATCTCCGTTATTCATCAAAGAAATGACGGATTTTAAAGAACTTTCACTCATATTGTTGAAATAAATATCTCCCGGACGGTAGTCTTTATATATTATTTCGTAACGCCATCCCTCAAGCGTCGATAACTGTTTGATACAATATTTAGTTCCATCGGTCGGCGATAGAGAGTTGAAGTGATCCGCTATTTGTCTCAGCTTTCGGAGTGCGCGTTCTTGTTTGGTAAGGTACTCAACCCAAGGATGATAACCGCCACGATAGTTATTTATATCGCTTGCATATTTTTTAAAAATATCGGTATGACAGGGATTCGGTTTCCAGTCTTCGATTATCTCGAAAACATCACTATTTAACCTAATAGTATCGGGTGTAAGTAGTATGCCGTTAATTGCAATCAGATTGTCAGGATTTAATTTTTCTCCCTCATAAATACCAAGTGTAAATTTTTTGAGTTTTGCTGAAAAATCGTGTAAATACAAAAATTCATTTTTTACTCTTACTTTCATTTTGTTCTCCTTTGTTTTAAGTGATAAATAATGATCATAATGCTGACAACTAAATCTTGGTGAATCACCACATAAAAATATTATATCTAAAAAATCACAATTATTTTTTAAAAGGCAATGTTTTCTACAATAATCTATACAACCATACATATAGATTCTTCTTTGTTCTTCCTCTTTCATTTTGTTCTCCTTGTTTATTTGTATTGGTTGATATTCTGTTCTCCAGCATGGCACTTCAAATTCATTACTAAAACTTATGCGCCATGAACAATTTTCTAAGCATTGACAATTTACACAGACTTTGTATTTAAGTTCATCCACTGTTGGCACGCCGATTGCTTTTAATACTGCTGATTCGTAATGCACAGCTAAATCTTCTCTGCCAATCGACCTAAATCGATCAGCCAAAATAAAATAGTCTCCCGTAAAATCAGGTAATCCGGGGAACCATTCAAGTAAAGGTTTTGTTGCAGGTAAATTTTCGAGAGTGTAACGTAAATTATGAATGTAATTTTTGTTTTTCCATTTTAACGTGTCTAATTCAGCTTCCCGTCTTTCCCTTTCTCTTTCCGCTTTTGTAACAAAATAAAATAATCCTCTAAGATTCACCGTAACTCCTCCTTTAATTGGTCAAGTTCTTTTAAAAACTCATTAGCCTTTGCCAAGAGTTCATCAAATTTTTTGTGATCTTCCATAGTATGTATGTTGATCATTTTAATTCCTCCTTTAATTTTTTCATGGTTTCTTTTATATTTTTTTCTTCTTCTTCTCTTTCTTCGTCAGTTAAAATCCTAAAAAACTTTCTTATCTGTTCTTTATTCCAAGAATTAAATATACTTAACTCAACATTTGGAATATGAATACATACGTGATTGTTTTGCTCTATAAACTGGTAAAATTTTTTTTCTTTTAAATCACACCAAACTACAGTTCTGCTGGGTTTGCTATAATTAGATGAGTTCTTATTAAAAGCATCATTTTTTTCTGTATTTTCTTTTCTATTTTTATGAGCGATTAGCTGAGGATATTTCTCTAACAAAGAATCCATACTCCAAATGACTGGCATAAACTTATCTTTAATATTCTCTTTATCCTGACTGTATCTGATAGCCCATTCCACTTGTTCCCAATTGCCAGTCAAGTCGAGTAACTTCATCAGCAACCTTGCCCCTGATGCGATATTGATAGGCTTTGTTGGCTTCCTGTTCTCGGTAAATAGTTTAGCAAACAATTCTGATAACTTGATGGCTTGATCTGGAATATCAATAACTTTAGTTTTTCTTCTTTTCGTGCCAGCAAATAAATCTTTCTGGTTCACCTTGCTCCTTTCCTGAATGACATGAGCCATGCAATCGATTATGTCAAACTCCGTATAACCTTTCGTGGTTTCGAGTGATACAATTACCGTTTCTATATCGGCAATCAGGTCGTTACGTATCATTGAAAAAGTCTCTCCTGTGATCTAATTTCTTGCCATAATTTATTTGCATCATCTACATATTCTTTCTTGCCATCATTGCCTATGAAGTTCCTGCCAAGTTCGTATGATCTGAAAAGCGTAGTTCCTGTTCCACAGAAAGGATCACAAATTATACCACCCTTTGGACTGCCCGATACTATCGGCTTATCTATAAGTTCGCTGTTAAAAGCGGCGTAGTGTTCTGCCGAGTTCGCTTTAGTGGTTATATCCCAAAAATCAGAAACATCTCCTGGATTTTTACCCTGTAATATCCCTTTACTGTAATTCTCTCTAAATTTTTTATAGTAAGAGTTTTGCGCTACACTACTTATAGAAAAACTTTTTGAACCAAAATCTTCTCTTTGTTCAAGATGGTTAATACTCATAGATCGTTTTATTGATATTTCTTTCTGTTTATCTCTTATTGCATCTAAATCAAAATAATATTTCTCTTGCTTTGCAAAGAAAAAGAAAAATTCATGTTTCTTTGAAAATCTATCCGTTACGCTTTCTGGCATTCCATTTCTTTTAGCCCAAATTATATCGTTGCGTAAAATTAAATCAAGTTCATCAATACATCGAATTGCAAAGCGTTGAGGGATAAGCATGAGACATTTTTTCTGCATTTCGGGGGATGATTGCGTAAATGTGGTATTGCTCGCAATTGGATTTTTTGGATCAGTCCACTTCCCAGATCCCATAGAACCAGATTGAGTAGAATAAGTATCGCCCAAATTTATCCATATAGTTCCTTCGGGTTTCAATGCACGTTTGACCTCAACCATAAACTCTATCAAATGATCTAAGTATTGTTGATACGTAGGTTCTAATCCCCATTGTCCTGACCAGCCATAATCTCGTAACTGCCTTACCAATACGGTGGACTTGTGATTACCGAATCCAGACATTCATCTGGAATGGTTTTGAGAAACTGAATAGCATCTCCACACTCCACCGTATTTAATCTTTCATTTAAATTATTCAATTATAAATTCCTTTTTTATATTTTTATTTGAATGAACCCAATTGTGACATTTTTTACATAAAAGGATTAGATTGCTTTTTTGCAGTCTATATTTTTTTATAGCAAAACTTCTTAGGTGGTGGATATGTAGTGATTCATTACCATCTTTTTTAACGCCACATCTTACGCACGAATAGTTATCTCTTTTCCGAACATCAATAGCCAGCTTTTTCCAAATTTCTGATGAATAAAACTGCTGTCGTTCAGGACTTACGCCACCTTTCCAGTTCGGATTTTTTGATTTCGTACGACCATACATACCATTAAGTTTGCCTAATGTTCCCCATGTCTTTATTTTTCTTGCATCTGAAATATTCCTGCCTTTTATTTTATGCTTCTTCATCCAATAAGAAATATTGCTATCAGTGCATCCGCATAATTTTGCTAAATCAGGAATACTATCTTTTCATCAAAGTATTTTTTAATAAGCCAATCTTTATTCCAGTGATTTTTTGGAGTTCGCCAATGTTGCCCTTTCTTAAAACACCCACTGTTCATTTCACAAACCACACTAAGTAAGTGCAAGAGATTAAGAATCCGAGTATCGCAAAGAAATAGAATGTTGTTCTATTACAATGTATGCCTAACTTACTTAATAACCAATGCACTGACCAATTATCCATCCAAGGTAAATCGTCCTCAACCTTGACACCCAAGATATAATAATAAAGTAAGTCCGCTGCACCAAACCACCAAGATATTAAACAG